TGTTGGTGTATTCTTGCTACTCACCCCTCAACTGTGGCTGGCTTGTTATCGTATCAAGCAACATCGACCGCGATAAGCGCCTCTGCTGTACTCCCGCCTATTTTGGGTGGAACATAGGCGACATTTCCTTTCACATTCTCAGCTTTGCCGTTCTTGCCGACCCGCACCCACCTGTCACAGTAATCAAGACAGGATTGGGCAACGCGGGCATAGACATCAACAAGATCGTCGTAATTAATGCTGTACACTTCATTAAGGTACTCGGAAAATTCAGAGACAGAATGAACAGGGGTGCTATCGACCACTCGGGTCACGTTGTCGCGCCCACCCATTTCACGCAATTTTGTGCTGCGTGCGTCTAGGTAAGGCTTATCGGATAGCGCTTCGGATGTCTTCAACAACAAGTCTTTTATTCCAGGCACGTGTCTATGTTCATAGGCGGCACAGAGGTACTTGCCGGCCATGTAATCACGATCGTTAACTTGCTGATTCCTATTTGGTCGCAAGTTCAACTTTGCTATAACGCGCCCGAATTGTGGGACTGGACGACAACCGATATTGCTCCTCACGTAACGCTTACGGTAAAACGTTGCGTGATGTCTGCCAATCTGGGGGACAACCTCTGCCTGCATACCGCTAGCTTTGGTCACCGCTTCTATCCCAGCTTTGAAATCTTCGGCTTCACCTTCAATGTAGCCAAGGTAATCGTCTCCACCATGAATGTTTGTGCTCTTAATGATCGAGGCGCGCTCCAGCGCAGCCTGCATCTGACACATGCTCACATAAGAATTGCCAGTGGTGGTGGTGGTCTCACCAGACCACCGCTGGCCCTCAACGTCTCCGCACACCCCATAACGGGTCCAGACACGCACTCTAACAGTCTTAGCGAACTCGCGCACAAACCAATCAGGCGCTCCCAATTTTCTATAGAACATCGCCTCATACTTGCGAAATTCTTTGGATTGACTCCCATCATTGTTCTTCATGTCGCTTTCAATTGGCTGACCACTGCTGCTCTCCATAATGTCTCCCAACTCCTCACCACCAACGCCACAGGCATAAATTACACGGTTGCCTGTGTTGAGTGGGTTTCGGAGTGAAAACACTTCTTTCATCCTGTTGTTAAGTTCCATCACAACAGGACCCGTCAATGCATTATACAAGTCGGTTCCCTGATATATAATGCGCGGTTGAGCACAGTGTTCCTTCAAAAGCACTTCTTGTTTCGCGAACACATGTTTTGTCCCCATGTCACTGCGCCATTCATCTCCTTCCAGCGCCTCCAACAAACGCTGCGCCTTACTACCATCACATGTGGCAAGGTACTTCTCGATGAGTTCCTTGTCAACTCGAATCACTGACAATGGCTTAAATTTATCCATGATCAACTCGTGACCACGCTTAAAATCAGTGATATCCTCGAGAGAAGGTGCATAATCGCACCTTTTCTTCATGGCTTGCATAGTGGCACCCGCAGTGTTTGTAGGCACAGTGACCGGGATCCCCGCGACAATGGCTCCTTTAGCGACTCCGGCATCCATGCCTGGTTCGTCGTCTTTAACACGGCACACATTGACGTTCACCTTAATGTTCTCGAATTTGACTTCGCAATCATGGGTTGTGAAACCATTAGTCTCCAATCCATCTTCAACCACAGTTTTGCGAGCTCGAGCTCCAGCTTTCTGCTTGTTTTGAACTTTGATGGGCTTGTTAGCCCCGAACTGAATAGTTCGTTTATTTTTATACATTCTGTATGACGGTAAATTTA